ATCTGCTTGAGATATTACTCTAACTTTAGGTTTATCTAATCCTTTAGTAAACCCTCCTTTAACAGCAGGTCTTAAATCTTTATTGAATGCTTGTTCAATTGCGGGTGCTAGAAAGCCTCCTACTTTTAAACCTTCTTCATTTCTTATATCTCCTAGAGTGTTGTATACCTTTTGTATCTTACTTCTAGTTTTATCGTAATAAGATTCAATATCAGTTACAATATCCTGTAGAGCTATAATAGCTTGTTTCATTCCTTCGTAGCCTCCGTATGTATCAGAGAATTCTGCTAATGCATTAGTTGCAGCTTCATTTATTACTCCTTCTTCTAATACTTTAAATATAATAGCTTTAATATTCTCTTTAACAGCTTCATCTTTACCCATCGCTTTTTTGATAGCTTTGTCTTTAGCTGCCATATAATCATCTTTATCTACATCTCCATCTCCGTCATGATCTTTACCTTTAGCTTCTTCTAGGTTCTCAACCATAAATTGAGTTTCTAAATATTCTAATACGTCTTTTTTAGCAAACTCTATCATTCCAGGTTCTGTCATTGGGCCCATTTTCCATTCTTCCCAAGCTTTAATTAACATATTAACACCTTTGTCAAATAAAGGTCCCATGCTCTCTACATACCCTCCAGTTTCGTAATCGTTTTCAGTAACTACTTTACCTCCTTGAGATTTTCTGCGTCTACCTTCGTTTACTCCATTGTCGTCATCCCAAGGACCTTTCATAATATCAACACCAATGTTGTAATGATCTCCTATGGCGTACATTACCTCTTCAGCTTCTTCTCTTTCTGAAGTATCGTTTTCTTCAGCTCTGTCTTGAATAAGAGCAATAAACTCCTGTAGGCTACCTACTCTTTCGTTGATTACTTCTTCAACATCTGCTAAACCTTCATCATCGTCTAAATCTGCTGTCATATCAGTATTAACTGGATCTGAACCTTCAAGTTGTTTTCTAACTTTAGAAACACCTTCGTTGAAACTACTTAAAGTCTTTTTAATAGCCGCTCTGAATTTCTTTAAGTTATCTAATACTTCTGCTTTATTACCTTCTTTAGCAGCATCGATTGCATAAGATAGATGACTACCTTCTGTGTGGTAATTAACATCTTCGAATGAATCAAATAATGCTTGCATTTTATCTATCGGTGTGTTTAATCTAACTTTTAATCCTGCTTTGAGCATTCCTTCGTAATCAAAATCACTAGAAAACATTTGACCAAGCTTGTATAACTTGTCAATTGATTTCATATCTGTATCTTTACCGTATTTAGCAATTCTAGCCATTTCATCATCAGACATAGCTTCTTTAACAAACTTAGCTTTAGCAGCATCAAAATCTCCTTTATGGAGACTATCAACTACTTTTCTACCTAAAGTTTCTAATTGATCTGCATCTAGTGAATGAGGCTTATTAAATCCTTTTAAGTACCCTTGGCCTATTGCTCCATAATCTGCTGGGTCAATAACATCTTCTGCAGACTTAGCAACTTTTTCTTGCATATAATCAGCTCCTGATTCGTAATTTACTGATAAAAACTCTTGAAAGTTATCCATTACGGCTTGCATGCCTTCATCAGAACCATCTGCTTGTTCTTCCCATTCTGGGTGAGTTTTATAAAAGTCGTTAATGATTTCATCATCAATTAAACTCTTACCGGTTTTAGGATTAGCATAATATTTTTTAATATAATCAGCTACTGAATCTGCTTGATCATATTCGTTTACTGGTTTAGTATGATTTTCTTTTAAATCAGCTTTCTTAAGTCCATTATGAACATCTACTTCATTACCTTTTTTAGGCTCAACCATTTGGTCGTGTTTATCTACCTTAGAAGATTCTCCTGCTATTAAGTTAATATAGTGATTAGCATCTTTCTGTAAATTAGCAATTACTTTAATTCTAGCTTTCATGTAATCTTCTTTAGATACATTCCCAGTAGAGTCTATACCCTGTGCTTCCAGTTCTGCATCAATTCCTCTTTCAACTACATTTATAGGAAATTGATCTGCTAATACATCAATATCTTTCTTAACTTCTTTCTTTTCAAAAATAAGACTCTTTTGTTTAAGAATAGATACGGAATCTTTATACCCGTTCCATTGAGTGATGAATTGCGGATATGCTTGTCTCATTTGACGGACAAATTCTGCTTCTTGAAGTTTACCTTCTAATACCGCATGATATTTTTGTGTTGCTGTTTTCATAAGTAGTCAACTAATTTAGTATTTGATGGTCGTTTAGGACGACTAACCTTTTTATATCCTAACTTCTTTAATGCATTTTTAGCTCTATTACCTTTACCAAAAGCAAAGGGTGTAGCATAATTCATTCCCTGTCCAGGAGTAAATGTAGCTGACCCTCCGGTAACGTTAGCTTCGTCTAACTCAGTCATTACTTCTTTAACTAATGATGTAAGCTCTGATCTTTTCATTACAGAGTTTTTAATTCATTAACTAAATCGTAAAATTGCATTAAATTAACCAAGTGGGTGTCGCCAATTTTTTCAGTCTTTTTTACAGGATTGATTGCTTTGGCTACTTCCTCTAATTTTATTTTTATTACTTCATCTGTTACTTTAGATGAAAGCTCATTTACCTGAATTCTCAATTTAGTCAATTCTTCATTAACTATAGTGTGTAAACGTTTTTTTGAATTAACTGAGGTGATAAATTCTTTAAGTATGTTTTTCTGTTCTGGCAGTAAATCTTTATATGTACTGTTAAACTTCTCTAATAAAATTTTAAACGTTAGTAGTTTAAGATCTTTATCATATTTAGAATACTCTTCGATTAACGTATCTTTAACGTCATTTGTATCTTGAGTTTTATCTGTTAGGTGTTCTAAAATAGTAACTTTATTGTCTACTAAGTACTTAGGGTCAACTAGCTCTTCATTATTTTGAGCCTCTAATAAACAGTACATAGCAGCTAGTGCTTTGTAGTCTCTAACTTGGATACTAAAAAACTCATCTACATCATAGTGTTTTTTAATTTCTGATATTAGTTTGTATTTTTGACTTTTGAGAGCATCTTGATTTAGTTTTCTAGATACTTCAGTAATAGTTGAAACTATTGCTTCTGCTCTTCTCTGTGTTACTCCTTTAGACTTTGTTACTAAGTCGTATAGTTTATATTCTTTTGCAAGCGAAGTTTTACTTGCATAGAATTCTTTGAGAATACCGACAGCCGGCGATTCTGCTCCAGAGAGAGTATCAGCCGCAATCTGCTTAACTAACAATTCAAATATTAGTCCAGTATTTCTATACTTAGAATGCTTTATTTTCATCTTATACGTTTACTATATATAAATATGCACTACTTACCTAAATCCTTTATTTGATCTTCGTTTAATAGTCCCTCGTTGTCCTCACTCGTATCTTTAGTAAAAACAATTTTCTTTAAAAGATCTTCGTTTTTAGCTAAAATAGTCTTTGCTACTGTGTTTTCATTGACATTATCGGCATCGCTAGGAAAACCACCTTTCATACCATGTTGACCTAAAGGATCACGTCCTCCTAGTCCTGCTGTAGTACCGTATACAGAAGCTTTTTCTTTTGGTCTTCCGCCTTCTGGGCCTGGCTGTCCCCATTCGCTATACCCTGCTGGTAGATTAGCTTGTTCTCCACCTTTTGGTGTAGCTGTTGCTCTTCTACCGTACATAGAGGCTAAGTCGTGTGGTGTACCGTAAGTTACTCCAGATGAAGCTGGGTCGTTACCTTCTGCTTCTATCTGTGCTCTTCTAAATTTACGTTTTTCATCTTCTACCATTAGATCTCTCATTTCCATATAAGCATCTTCTGATAAGTCAAATATATTTTCGTAAATATAATCTGTAGAGAATAATTTAGAATCCTTCATTTGAGTAGCTAAATCTACTTTTTCTTTAAGTAGTGCAACTTTCTCTTGTTCAAATATAATAGAAGGAGTAGTTAACTTGATTTCAAAGTTAGTAAGTGATTCACCTGAGAATCCTTGAGTGTATAAGTGAACTAGAGCTATCTTAGTAAGCTCTGATTCCATGATTCTTTGAATACGTTCTACTGTTCTTGCAAATCTAATATCTTCTGCAGCTAAAGTAGCTTTACCACTTAAGTCACCTTCGTAGCCAAAGTATGCTTTAGGTATCTTTAATGCTGCAAATAACTTAGATTGTAAGTATTGAACGTCATTAGTACCATCGTAATCTAATCCTTTGGTAGTTTCTATTTTAGTAGCTGTATCTCCTCCTCGTACAGGTAGATAGAAATCTTCCATCATATTCTGCATATTGAACTTCAAGTTATATTGACCTGTTTCTGGATCAACATAAGGAGTTTTCTTCATTCCATTGATAGTCTTTTGCATAAACTGCTCAACTTCATTTGGAGGAATAGAACCTACATTAATATAAAACATTCTCTTTTCTGGTGCTCTCATGATTCTATGAATCAACATTGCATCTTCCATTAAAGAGGTTTGTTTAAATATTTTTCTAGCTGGCTCTAAATAAGATCTACCGTAAGGTAGGTAATGAGTATCAGATATTAATCTGAAGTGAGCCATTTCGTAATTATCAATCGTAATATTATTATTACGTTTTCTTCCTCCAGGCATATAGTTAGAATCAGTAGATGCTGCTATACCGTCAGGATCTAATTCAAATTCTACTTTTTGAGGATTTTCAGGATCGTTACCTTCATGTCTAGCGATGTGGTAAACTGTATAGGGTAAGACGTTATAAACACCGTACTTCTCTGCTATCTCTAGCTTTAAGAAAAAGTCTCCGTATTTAACCATATTTCTAGTCCAAGACCAGAGGTTAAACTCAATATTTAAAACGTCATAAAATAAGTTGTAAAGTACTCTTTGAATATTTTCATCAGAAGATTTAATTCCTAGTACTTCATTTTGATCATTCTTTACTGTTGCTTCATCTGCTATAATATCGAGTGCAGAAGCTATAATTGGATCAGTATCCATTGCCTCGTAATCAGAATATAATTGAATACGTAGAGTCTGATAATTAAGGTTTGGATTAAATATGTTTGCTTTGTTGTAAGTATATAAACGAGTAAACCTATCCATTAAAGAATTGGTTTGATACTTACCTGTCGTCTGTATATTATTTGTGTCTACAACTTTTAGTTGTGTTCCACCCACATTACGTATTACTACGTCGGTAGAAAAAAGTCTTTGTAAACGTCCAAATAGCGATTTATCTGCCATTAATGTGTATTTTTATATAAATAGTCTATTTTAATAACCACGAAATATCTTCTGTGGTTCGTCCATTATCTATAATATAAGGATTATTTTGCGGACTTCCAACTGATTTTATTATAGCTTTATTCTTAGCATTTAGATTAGTAAATGAAGATAATTGAGCTCTAGCTAGGTCCATCCCTTGTTGTCTTAATCTTAATGCAGTATCTCTAACATATAGAGCAGTTGCTGCAGAGATAAGTAAATCATCATTATAATTAGTTTGTGCTTGAGGTTTTCCGTTTTTCCATACAAATACTCTCATCTCTCCTAAAAGCCTTTTAGACTGTATAGTAACGCCTCTTTCTCTAATATACTCAATCATCTTAGCAATTACTAAAGGTCTTGTTCTTACGGACATAGTAAAGCCTGGGACTAATTTATCTCTTTCATACTTGCTCATATAAGACTCTACAGTTTCCATTTGAGATGTAGAACTATAGTATAAATTACTATATTGACGTTCCATCACCTGTTCTATTGTAGCCCATCCTATATTTGCGTTTTCTATTACTAACAATGCTTGATTGTATTCTGTCGCTATTCCTACTAAGACATTTCCGTAATCCTTAGGAGATAATTTACCTTTATATTCTGCTACTTGAGTACAAGTTTCTACGTCAAATACGTGAAATGCAGAATAATCCGCAGAGTCTCCTCTAGCAACATCTGCTACTACCATATATGATTTTGTGTAGTCAACTCCTTCCCATATCCATAAATTACCATCTACACCTCTTCTCTCTAAAGGATCTTTTAAGTATGTTTGTTCATAAAACATCATGTCGTCTGGTTCAAATACTGTATCACCAGAAGCTAAGAAATCGCAATCACATTCCTGTCCTGCCATTCTAGGACCTAAATCTGAGTCTTGTTTTTCTCGCCATTCTTGGTCCCTTTCAGGATGTACTGTCCATGGTAATCTTATAGGTAAAAATGAATTCTCACCACTTTCTGCTTTATCCCAAGTCTGATGAAACCAGTTACCAATTCCGTTAGGAGTTGATAATGCCATACACTGTCCACCTGTTGCTAAGGTTTGTTGTGCTGCTGTAAACGTTTCTTGAATGTTATCAATAAAGGCTGCTTCATCGAT